TTTATTGATTGTTTCAGTAAGGCCGCGACCATACTCAGTCTTTGCACCAGCAGAGGCTAGAGCATCGCCAGTTAAACCTTTAGTTACTTGATTGTATACGCTTTTAAGTTTTGTTCGCTTTTCAATTTCTGGATCTTTAAGAGCATTAGCATCTATCTCAGACTTAAAAGCCTTTGCAATGTTTTGCTCTAGCCAGAAATCGTCATCAAGTCCACCAGTAGTACTGGCAACATTTACTCCATCTTTAACAGAGTACTTGGTAGTGATAGGGTTTTTCTTTTGCTCTGCCTGAAGTTTCTTGCGCCACTCTTTAAGTCTTTCAGGAGTTGCCTCTAGGCCAAGTCCTTCAAGTACTTTTGCTACGCGAGCATCAGCAGTAGAATCATCATCTATGCGGGTAGTTCTTTGAGTAGATGGACCTTTAGGTGCTCCACCTGCGCTACGAGGCGCAGTGTTCTCAATTAAAAACTCTCGCAATGTTAAAGCAGGACGACCAGTTCTTGATGCCTCAATAGCAAGTTCACCATTAGCTCTGCTGTAGGCATCTGCTATTGTCTTGTTATATTTATTTGTAGATGCTTTAAGATATCCAGCAGCAACTAATAAATCTGCAACTTCTTTGATTTGAGCAGGCGAAGAATTTATCAAGTCCATAGCAAAAGGGTCTGTGGCTACAGATGACTGTCCACCTTTATATCCAGCATATCCGCCTTGAACATTGGAGATAGTGGAACCACTAGATGGAAGAGCTTGATTCTTCCAGTTGTTCCAGAATGCACCTTCTTCTGCCACGTATATCTCCTGTTAGTCTCTGATAAGTCTTGAGAATAGAGCAAAGTAAGCATCTTGTGCATTACGATTTGTCTTAGATAGACGCTCTAGTTCTGCTTTAGCCTGTTGCTTTAGTAAGTCTTTGTAGTTTTCTGCTGAAGTACCATTGCCGTATACAGAATCACGTGCATTGATGTATTGATTATAGACAGTCATCATACCTTCAATAGGTGTGCGAACTGCTGGATCAAGTTTTACGGTAGGATCAGCTAACATTCTTTCCAAATCAGAAAGTGCCTGCGAGCGTTGTACTCCACGCTCTGCGCCTTTACCTAGTTCTTCTTGTAGATTAGGGCGAGCCTTCTTGAAAGAATCTGACCAGCGTGACCATTGTTCCTTTAACTGACGCTTTGCGTAGTCATTGTAAGTATTGGCAAGTTCTGCTTCATACTGGTCTTGTTGGTCATAATAGAAGTTCTCATCAAAGGCTGTATTGACTTCACGTAGATAGTCTTCCATAGTCTTTGAACGCTTTAAGCCCATATTGATTAACAGTTTATAGGTACCAAAATCAAACTCACCTTCTTTTGGAATAAAGAAAGATGCAGCTTCTGGGTATGTTTCAAGAAGTTTTTTGTTCTTGTCAATCCAAGTATTGGCTTTGTCGTTAGCGCTAATAATTGCTACAACATTGCTCTCAGATTCAGATATTGTGTACGGCATTTGGTCTGGGAATAATCTAACCCACTCAAGCATAGCCTTGTCATAATCGCCTGTCTTTTCAACAAGGTTATTCCAGGTCTGCTTAAAGTTTGTTTGACCATTCTGGCGTACCCAGTCAGCAATCTCGCTCTTTAACGTAGTTTGAGGTGGAGCTGGGACTATAAATCCTAATACGAAACGTAAAGATAGGGCAGTAAAGGTTGATGCGTTTAGTTTATCTTGGTACTTCTCAAGTTCTCCTGGTGTAATAGGAATCTCTTGACCAGTTTCTGGATCAATCTTTGGTTTTAATCCGTGACCAGTAGCCTCAAGGTATGAAGCTGCCTTACGGAAGGCTGATGCAAACTGAGACTTACGTTCATTTCTATCCATCAACGCAAGGAATCTATTAAAGTGCGCTGGGAAAATTGCATTTACAACAGGTTGGTCTTCTCCATATTGACCTAAGAAAACTCTTTCAAGTTTATCTAAAGGTGGCACTAAGGCAAATATAGCCTTCATTGATAGAGCAGATACAGGTCCTGCAAAGGTTGGGAACAATGAATCTGGGTTAGATGATGGTGTAATCATCTTTAATTTAGCAGAAAATTCTATAGGCATTGGAGCTTTAACTGCTTCTTCTTGACCAAAAGCCTGCATAACTTTATCTACGCTTTGATACATAGCAGTTGTGCCAGGATAGAAGAAGTATGATTCTCCAGTATCATCAGTTTGTACTAAGCCAGAGTGTGCAATACCATCATAAGTCAATGATGCGCGAGTGATTGCTTCTGGGTTGTAGCGTACTGTGCGATAAAAGCGGCGATAGAAGTCTTCAGTTGCGCGATAAAAACGAGCAAAGTTACGACCAGTCATAGCAAGTTGAGTACGAACTGCTGGATTATCTAGGAAAGCAAGTGCGCTATCCTTAGCCAAGTCCTCAGCTATTGTATTGATATGGCGTTGAGCAGACTTAAAAGCCTTCTCATAGGCTTCATCTGTTTTATTGGCAGTAAACTGCTTGATAACTTTATCGCTAAAGCCCGAACTATCTAACTCTTTACGGAAACGAATTAGTTCATTGATGACTATTGGTTCACGTGACCAGCGAGCGTTAGCTTCGCCCATTGCATCCCAGCCCTTATCATAAAGAGCTGCAACGAAGTTATCGGAATCTGCGACAGGAACCAAGGTTGGTCCAGAGATAAACTCTGGTGCTAACTTAGGATCATCTGGTAGGTCTACAAGTTTTAATTCTTTTGCTGATACTTTAACGTATCCATCTTTATCGGTCTTTTTAACTTTATCAAGAAGTTCTCTATTGATTTTACCATTCTTGTCAGAGAATAGGTTACGTACTGCAATGTACGCACGTTGAGCGTGGATTCGTTCATCTACGCCTTTTGAATAAAGCTGGAATCTTTTCTTTTCTTGCGCTGGTAAGTTCTTAAGAAACTTAACCATCTCATCAACTGCTGTTACATCATCCTCAAGATATCTAATAGCGACACGACCTAGGTCATCATTGGTCATAACGCCTAGTTGGAATAGCCAACTTACCTTGGATTGCTCACTTGCAACAGGATTAAACTGAGTAAAAGCCTTATCTCCAACAGAACGCTTATAGGCTTTACCATCAATAGTGATTGCTTCTAATTTACCAAAGCGGGATACATCATCTGCTATATTGCTGTAGCGACTATTACCGCGAACAGCATTCTTAGCGCCTTCAGAAACATCAGCAAGTAATGAATCTAAGTCACCGTACTTAGCAACATTAGCAATTATATCAGCAGATTCTTTATCAAGTTTATAGGCTAGTTTACGGCGAAGAACTGCTTCTGCCATAACAGAACGAACTTCATTCTCATCAGTAGCCGCAGCTATCTTACCTGCAAACTCTTCTAGTTCATCAGATCTAAGGAATTTATTTATAGCGCCAAGTTCACCTTGTTCACTATTAAGAAATACTGTGTCCTTAAACTTCTGTAAAGATGTTTCTTCTCCTGCTACACCTTTACCAATACGAACGCGAGTAGACCATAGGCGACCTTTGACCATATCCCAAGGATTACGACCACGTGCAAGGAAGAACATATCATCTTCAATAGTGTTACGGATGGCAAATCGTGGACCAGCAAGGGTTAAGAATGACCAACCAGATGTAATCTGGTCTACCCACTTATTATGTGATAAGCCTACAATCTTAGAAACTAAACCTTGACGCGCTGTAAGTCTATCAAGATCTACTATTGATGGGATAACCATTGATGATGATAGCTGATATGGGAACAAAGCCATCTGCTCGCCAGCAAATTCAGCAGGATTTCCTACGCGAGTTCCATCTACAACAATATCTGCAGCATATCTTTTTGCCAAACCGCGACCTGCAAACTCTTCCATAAAGGTTTTACCTGGGTCGCCTTTGCGAACACCACGAGTTGAGAATATGGTATTCCAAAGTCCCTTAGTAATCTGAATGCGTTGACCTTCGTCACCTGCAGAAAATGCTTCAGCAATAATCTTGCTATGATAACGAGAGTTCGTTAAACGCGCTGTGCGATAAATTTGTTCAACAGCATTTGGTCCTGATACATCAAATACCGTAGAGGTTGGATTAGGAACCTTTGTAAACTTACGGGCGAATCTATCAATACGACCTTGAATTTGATTAGCTGTAAAACGGACTACTCCGTCTGGCCCTTTGATTCTGCCAACTTGTTTTTCTAGTGCAGCAATTTCATCAGAGCGACCAGTAATACCTGTAAGGATATCTTCATACTGTGGTCCAACTCCATACAATGCAGATACAAGTTTCTGTCCTACATTGTCAATATTAAGAACTTTATTGCCAGCAGTAAGTGCTGCAATACGAGCCTTGCGTCCTGCAGTCAAACGTGGAATTAAAGGAGTCTCACGGGCTGCCTGACCTTTTAGTATACCAAGCATATCTACGCTATTTTGAAAATAGTTTTTAGCGGTAGCAGAATCCTTTACGCCAGCTTTTAAGAACTCATCAACAGCAGCAGGGCCAAACTCTGGCGCTATACGCTTTAACATTGTTGAAGCCTTTTCAGCCTCTACAATATTTTTAGCCTTACGAGCCTTTTCTAAATTATCTAATTGGCTACCGTATACATTAAAGAAGTTTACTACTTCAGGCTTAGTAAATACTTCGTCTACTTTTTTAGGAGAACCAGCAATTTTAATAATTGAATAACGAGCTGCATCATAGGCTTTCTTAGCTTTGCCTAGGAAAATAGTAGGATCTGCAAAGATGCGATAAGACGCATCTGCTATTCCAGAGATTCCTTTGTAAAGAAATCCTGAACCCTCTAAGCCTTCTGGTAGATACGCATTTGCTATCTGTCTGCCTGGTGAATACTTAGAAGCAAAGACTGCATCATAAGCATCTTGCCATAATGGGTCCCTATTTTGTGCAGCAAGAGCTGCAATTTCTTTTTCTTCAGGTGTTCCGTTAGCAATTATCTCTGCTAAGTCACGACCTTCTGTAACTTGTTGCGCTAATTTTACGCGGGTAGGTCCGTATTTAGCAGTTGCTTTAGAAATACGTTGCTCGTTGTAAAGAAGTTCACCATTATCATCTGACTTATCCCAAGCCTGTGTAAGAATCTTTACTTTATCTAGAGGTGTCTTAGTAAAGTCAGGCTTAAAGTAACCTGATTCTGAAGCAAGTGCGCCTGTTCTATACAAACGTGTCATAAAATCTGACGCTTCAGTTAAAGCATTTACTACTTGACCACCACTATAGTGCCAAGCGGTACCTAACCAACCTCTTTTATTGGGTTCAGGGTTAGTACCAAAAGTATCTTTAAGTGTTTCTTGTTGATCTGTTGGTAAAGATTGAAACTTAATACGCGCTTCATTAGCAGGCATATCAAGTAAACTCTTATGAGTGCCGACAAGTTTAGATATAGCACCTACTTTTTCTTTATCAGTAGGTGATAAGTTAGCTTGTGCGGATGCAAGTTTTAGATTTTTCTCCACTACAATCCTCGCGCAATAAAGTCCTGATACAGAATTGCAATTTCGCCAGACTCATCGTAAGGTAACAACTTAGCCAGAGTATCTGAATACTTCTCAACTGGCGTTGGACGCATTCCTAAAACTTCTGGTCCTGGACCTTCACCCATTGCAATACCTGAAGTGATTGGTTCATCTGGACGCTGTGATGGAGCATATAGCGGAGTTACTGGTTCCATCTGACTTGGAGCCATACCCATCTCTGAACGAGATGTTGCACGTACATCTGGAGTTGTTGCTAGTGGAGCTCCTGCTTTAATTGCAGCATTCTCAACACCTGAGCCGTACTCTGTTGATTCAAAAGATAAACCATCTGTTCTCTTGGAGAATTTACCAGGTCCTGATACACCTGCCATAGGCCCTCTAGCCATTTGGATCCTCCATCTTTTCTAAATCTGATGTAAATTGTTCCCACACTTTGGAAACCTTCGTTGTTCTATTTGCGTTATACACTGCTAAATCTAAAAGTTCTGATGCGAGCATCTCTACAGCTCGGACTATATTCACAAAGAAACCTGATACGATTACAAAGAAATCTGCGAGAGTGACAGAGCGTGGTACGTAATCTTTATCTTCCACGCTCTATCCTCTCACTATAAAACTAAGCCTTCTTGCCTTTACGAGCTTTGCCAGCATAGCCAAAAGCAACTTTGCCTCCTGCTGGTTTCTTCATATCCTTCTTGCCCTCAGTTGGCTTTGCCATTGGAGCCTTTGCACGACCACCTTTTTTCATTTTACACCTCCCTACCCTGCAATAGATGCGAGTAATGTAGCAATATCTGGACGAGAGCCAGCAGCAGGGGCCGCACCCATTTGTTCTTGAGTTGGCTGCGAGGCAGGAACGGGGGCCATACCTGCTGCTGGAACTTGTTCGCCCATCATTTCTGTTGGGACTTCTGGAGCTGGCTCTGGAGCAAATACTTCTTCAACTATCGTCTCAAGTTGTTTACCTTTTTGGCGACCCTTAATAACCTCGGCGATTCTAGAAACAATCTGAGAAGGATCTTGACCTTGGGCTGCAAGTGCTGGAATGGTCTGAGCATACTGAGCAACAGCAAGACGCAAAGAATCACGCATCTCTTCAATATCCACACGCTGCTCTTCTTGAGTGACATTTAACTCCATAGGAATTTCTCTGCGTACATAATCTCTTGATACAAGTTTGTCGCTTCGCATCTGTAGTAAAGCAATAAT